ATAACCTTCATGTCTATCCCATTTACCTTTTGGCTTAACATCATCATCATTTCCTCCTCTAAGTCTAGATTCTATATTTTTTAATTCTTTTTCTCGTTTATCCCATTTATCACTTCTATCTGATTTTTTCTTACTTTCTTCACCACTGTCATTATCATCATTTTTCCATTCATCTAAAACCTCAACTTCAGTATTTTTATCATCTTCATCTTCTATTTTTATTAGTGAATCTTTGTTGACATCATCTGATTTTTCTACAAAACATCCCATTTGTGTACATCTGATAATCATTTTACCGTCATCTCTCATATCTGTATTAAAAGTAGCCTTTGCAATAGGGTTATAATCAGTAATTACAGCCATTGGAACTGCTGGATCTTTACACACTGCAACCTCATAATGTTCCAAGTTGGATAAAGCATATGCCATAGAACCATCTTTCATCTTCATTGGTGTTCTATTAGAACGAGTTGCCCCACCAAATGATAATCCTTGATATTCCTTGTTTTTGATTTTATTCCAAATAACGTTATCTAATTCATAATTCTTAAAAATTTTACCTGTAATTTTAATGGCTGCCAAATCATCACCATCTTCATTTTTAACTATTGTTTTAGAATAATTAATACCTTTTCCTATGATTCTATTACTATGAGTGTCACTAATTGGTGCTCCTCTATCCATCCATATTGGTAATACTTTATATAATTCATCAACAATGGTAATTTCCCCTTGTTTATCTTTCATTTGAACAGTTAATAATCCTTCAAAATACCTTTCATCAGAGTTAATAGACTCCATACTCTTTAAAGAGGTTGTAAGCTGGTTGAATTTAATTATTTCTCCCATATATAAAAACATACTATATCCCTAATAAAGATTATTATGGTAAAAAAAAGATAAAAAGGTGAAAGTTACAGACTAATTTGTAATTTTCTTTGCTTTTGATACAGCATAGTCTACAGAGAAACCTGCTGTAAGACCTATCAATGCTAGACCTAATGTGTCCAAGCCTGACAGACCTATAGTTTGTGCAATAGCAATACCTGCAAATCCTGATACAATTACTGCACCAAAGAATTTCTTAATATCATAGGGTTCTTCAGAACCTAGAAATCCTCTAACGGTGTTTAATATTGCACCAGATACTGTTGCTGCTACTACAACTAATAATGGATCGACCATGACAATTATCTAAAATTTATTGTATATAAGGTTACTTATTATCTCTTAATAATTCCTTGACTAGATCGTCTAATTCTGAATTTGCTTCCTCTGGGTGTAACCTGTTTGACTGTCTGTCTACAGCTTTTGCTAAAATAATGAGTGTTTTTTGTAATCTAGATACAGTTTCACATAAATCCTTCTGTGTTGAACTCATTTTTCTGAAAAATCCAAACAAAGCACCACCTATACCTATAAGTGATGTAATCAATAAAGGTTCAAATACAGATGTAAACATCTCCATATATATTGTTATATAACCTTACTTATATATTTTCATTAAGTTTTAATTAAATACCCAGACCCTATAAGATGAGGTATAAGTTCAGGGTTATGTTCTAAAAAATCTATGAAATCATCATCTTTAATATCTGTTATACAATCAAATTTTCCACATTTATAACATAAATATAATTCCATTCTAAAACCAGCATATTTGTATTTTTTACCTCCACATTCACATAATTTTTCTTCTGTTATACGACCATCATCAGTCATAATAAGACAACGCTTTGTTTATTAATAAGGATTACTTATTTATTATATGGCTTCGTCAATATATATCTTTGATGATATGAAAACATTTGACCATTTTTACAAAGGTTATACAGAAGATAAAATGAGAAGAATAAAAATAGTTGACATGTACGTACAAGATAAGAATAAATTATATATTGTTACCAATACAAATGACCAGAAGGAGAAACCAGAGATGAGAAAATCCCTTGTTCATTTCAGAAATGGTGATATAGGCGAGTATAAAAATGATGAAACACGACTAATAACACATGATAAGATAAAATTTAACAGAAAGAAAATGCAGTTGGAATTCTTTCCAAGATTTCTAAGAAAACCATTTTTGAAATGGAGAGTTGACAGGTACTTGGATGCAGTATTTAGAAATGAAAATAAACAAATAGACTACGATCATAGATATTATGACTTTGAAAGGGATAGAATAATTTTTATTTTGAAAAATGATGAATGATTTATTGTCTGTATGATTTTGTACCGTTAGACATTATCTGTTTCCAATCCTTTCCGTGTTTTCTTCTCATTGATTTCCAGAACGGATCTGCACCATGCATACCACCCTTTTGATTATAATCCTTCATATGGTTAGCAGTCTTCCTATGACATTTTTGACAAAGCCTGCAGTTCACCTGTTCCATATTGAATTTATACACTCCACAGAAATGACACATTCCATAGTATACAGGTTTAATTGATACTAATAACGGTTCTCTACCCTTTTTTCCAGCACAATCTCCACATATATCAGCGACAAGTGCACCCACCACATTACTTCCAAAACATCCGAAACATAAACCTTCCTTATAATTATTTACCTTGGTGTATTCATTGTTCTGATGAATATCAATAACTTTCTTGCCAAGATCTGTTCCACCTGAATTCAGGTCAAGTTTAGTAGCCATTATTTATCTGCCAACATAACTTTCTTTAATGCATCTTGAAGTATAATATAAACATTATTGGATGAATATTGATCTTGACAAATCTTTCTACTTGTAATTTTAATATTTTCTATAGTCTCATCAATTATTGAATAATCTTCACTAAATACATCTGTTATTATTGGTTTACTTGTATAAACATTTACAACTTCTGGTTTAATTTTTTTCACTGTTTTTTTAACCTTTGGTTTTCTTTTCTTTTTAATATCTTCAGTCAATTCTCTATGTACCTCACAATGTTCATCGTCGCACCTATGATGTCTCTTCGTCATCTTCCCACCTTTTAATATCTGCAAACTCATTCTTTACAATGTTGCGACATTCCCTTACTGTCATTCTTGTAGATTTTCTTAATTGTTCAACTGTCTTGGTCTTATTCCAGTTAAAGTCTATTGCTGATTGTAATGTTTTCTTTACAACGTCAAAGTTGTCTGGTGTAATTCCTGTAGGGAAATTCTTTTGTGATAATGATGTTCCTGATCCAGAACTTGGAGATCCTTGTGAAACACCTCCATCATCAGATGGACGAGTTTGCATTGGTTGTCCAGAAAAGTTTTGTCTTAGTTCAACTGGTGCTGCAGTACCTCTACCTCTTCCCATTTGCATCTCTTCAACAGGTTGTGGAATTTGTGATGTCTTGAATTCACCTTCTGCAGTTCTCTCTACTTCAAATCCCATTTGTTGTAGCATTGCCATGTTTTCAATTTCAACACCATCTCTTTGAAGTTCTGAGAGTTTGTCGTTCTCTTCTCCTGCTTCAAGTCTGAGATCCCAATCGTCTACACCCATGAGTTCTGTAAATCTTTTAAAGAATGATTTGTAAAGTATATCCTGTCCCCATTTGACAGCTCTGTTTGTAATTGTAACTTGTAATCCTTCTTGTGACCATCCACCTACCATTTCACCATAGTATAATGGAAGTACACCATAGACAGCTCCAATGATTTGTCTTAGTTCTTTTCTTACTTCAATGAATTGTAACTCTTGTAATGTACCAGTAAAGTCTAACCACTGTGCCATGTTTTGTCCACCCTTATCTGATTCAACCATAAGTGGGTGTATCATGTATGGGTCTTCTGTTGCTTTCTGTTCAAGTGCATCCCATGACTTTCTGAATGTCTCATAATTACGGGAGGCAACTACAAGTAATCCTCTTGGTGGTCTCATCTTGTCAAAGTATTTTCTTACATATTCATCCATATGTGATAAAGCCATAGCCTTACTCCATACAGCATATATAGGTGAAAATCCATAAATTAATGATGGTTTGTATTTTCCTGCTTTCCATATAACTTCACCTTCAGCATAAATTACTCTCTTAGGATGTGGTACACCTATTGAATAAACAGAATTAACTTCAAGTACTCCTTTCAATGCCTTGGCATTACATTTATCACATCTATCTGTGTATAATCTAGCATCTCTATGTTCAAATCTAGGACATACAAATATTTTTTGTCTCTTATCATCATATCCAATTCTACCATCAGAGTCAGCAATCATTGCTACTTGAGGTGGATCTATTCTTAATAGTTCTTTAATCTCAGTTTTAGTCTGGTCAATTTCACCAGTAATATCATCAATAAAATAATTCTTTAACATAAGCAAGTAAGCATTATCTGCAATTTCCAAATCTCTTTCTAATTGTCTAGAAACATCTTCCAAGTTTTGGGCGTTTCCATTTACTGGATTATTAATCAAATCTTCTAATATCTTACGGTGTTCAGGTACAGGTACTCTCAAGTCATAACTTTGACATGAATCACATTGTACCTTTGCTGCAATTTTTGTATTTGGTTGCTCTCCTTCTACTGTGATATTAGGAGCATATTGGAATTCTTTAGAACATTGATTACATTTGTATTTGAATCGTTGTGTAATCTCCCATCCGTTCTTAAACATCTCTCTATTAAGAGTTTCAATAGGAATACGTAAAGCATCAATGTTATCTGCCAACTCATAAATCATTATGAGAGGGAATGGGAAAATTGGTAGTTTGGCTCCTGTGTCTGTAGCCATGTATGGTTGAGCAATAGATGGTCTAGTAGTAGCTTCAGTAAAACCTTTGTTGACTGGTGAAAATGCTTTTCTAAGACTACTTAATCTATCACGTATACCCATACATTATTGGTATAATCAATCGTTAATAAACTTTGTTAGGTATTTGTAATTTTGACGTCAATTATTTGGCAAGGTCGCCATGTTGAACACATCTTATATCTCTGCCTATATCTTCAGAACAAGAACATTTGGCTACTTTCTTTTTTGTGGCTAGCACAACGGGAGTATCTTCCCTTATAACCTCATTATCCTTGGTCATATATGGTATATTATAAATTATAATATAAAGTTTGTTATTTTATTAAACTATTTAAAGGGCAAAATTAAAACCATAATATGGTAGATTTTGAATTAGTTGATTATAAAACAGTGATAAAGTGGTTCGAGTTTTGTTTCGGTAATAAACCAGAGATGTTAGATATGCAGGATAAGAAGACGTTTTGGAAACTGTCGTTTCTTTGCGAAGACAAGTTACAACAAGTCAAAGACGAATCAACGGGTGACGACGCTGCCGAATAAAACTATTGCGAAGCAAAACGGGCTAATTAGGTAGTTATATAAAGTATCGGCAAGTTTATATAAAGCATTGATGTAACATTATTTGGTTGTCAGGGATTACCAAGCGATGTCAAGAACATATACGGTAGCCCTCTTAAACCTTCAAGGGAAG